ATATGGGAGATGGCTTTACGATTGTTTTAAATATTGTAATTGCCGTTTCTGGCACTGCCACTATCTATTTTATTTCTGGATATTTAAAGAACATAAAATATGTGACCGGGTACATCTCATGGGTAGGCGTAAATACTATTCCTATTATTGCTTTTGATTATTATGCAAACAACATTATTTCACTACTCCATCGTTCTCTAAATTTACACGCATATCCTCTAATTAACTTCATATTGAAAGTTATTCTTCTTTCTTGTATCGCATTCCTACTGTCGAAATCGGCCTATTTAAATAAAATAGTAAATGGGAAATAAGCAGCTCAAACTAAATGTAGTACTGGGGAATGTTGAACAGTCACAGTTGAACGCTGAAATCTTGCTACTTTCCTAGCCCCGATTGCGGGGCTTTTCGTTGTGCCATTTGCCACACATCCCCTATCAATCGCCCCGCGCACTGCAACCCGTCACCATACTCTCACCCTTAACCAACGGAGAGTTACCCCATGGGTGATTACCATCACGGCGTCCGCGTTCTCGAAATTAACGAGGGAACACGCGTCATTTCCACTGTTTCAACCGCCATTGTCGGCATGGTCTGCACCAGCGATGATGCTGACGCAACCGCATTTCCCCTCAATACCCCGGTACTGATTACTGATGTGCTGGCCGCCGCCGGTAAGGCAGGAAAAAAAGGCTCGCTGGCCGCGTCATTGCTGGCGATTGCGGAACAGGCGCGCCCAGTCACCGTTGTGGTGCGGGTGGCTAGCGGCAAAGATGAAGCCGAAACTACCTCCAATATTATCGGCGGCGCTGACGAGAACGGCCGCTACACTGGCATGAAAGCACTGTTAGATGCGCAGTCTGTCACCGGTGTGCGCCCGCGTATTTTGGGTGTGCCGGGGCTGGATAATCAGCAGGTGTCTACCGCACTGGCGAGTATCTGCCAGCAGTTGCGCGCCTTTGGTTATATCAGCGCCTACGGTTGCAAGACCCTTTCCGAAGCCATTTTGTATCGCGACAATTTCAGCCAGCGCGAGTTGATGTTGATTTGGCCGGACTTCCTGAGCTGGAACACCACCGCCAACAGCACCGATATTGCTTATGCCACTGCTCGCGCCCTTGGCCTGCGCGCCAAGATTGACCAAGAAACGGGATGGCATAAAACCTTGTCTAACGTCGGCGTGAATGGTGTCACCGGTATCTCTGCCAGCGTCTACTGGGATTTGCAGACCGTTGGCACTGACGCTGACCTGCTAAACCAAGCCTGTGTTACCACCCTTGTACGCAAAGACGGTTTCAAGTTTTGGGGTTCGCGCACCTGCTCCGATGATCCACTGTTTGCTTTCGAGAACTACACCCGCACTGCACAAATTCTGGCGGACACCATGGCCGAGGCGCAGTTGTGGGCGATTGACCGCCCGATGCACCCGACGCTGGTTAAAGACATGATTGGCAGCATCAATGCTAAATTCCGCGAAATGAAATCTGCCGGGCTGATTATTGACGGTGCTTGCTGGTATGACGACAGCGCCAACGATAAAGACACCCTGAAAGCGGGCAAGCTGTTTATCGATTACGACTACACCCCAGTGCCACCACTGGAAGACCTCACCTTGCGCCAGCGTATCACCGATAAATATCTGGTGAACTTTGCCGCTGCCGTCAACAGCTAAGGAAACCTGAACTATGGCACTGCCACGTAAGCTGAAATTGATGAACCTGTTTAACGATGGCCGGGATTACATGGGGATCGTCTCGTCCATTACCCTGCCAAAACTGACCCGCAAGCTGGAGAACTACCGGGGCGGCGGGATGAATGGCGTTGCGCCGATTGATTTGGGGCTGGATGACGATGCGCTTTCCATGGAGTGGTCGATGGGCGGCATTGACGAGCTGGTGTTGCAGCAATGGGGAACCCCAAAAGTTGACGCGGTTCCGCTGCGTTTTGCCGGGGCTTATCAGCGTGACGACACTGGCGAAGTGACGGCGGTAGAGGTAGAAATCCGTGGCCGTCATAAAGAGATTGATGGCGGCGAATCCAAACAAGGGGAAGACACCGAAACCAAGGTATCCACCCAGTGTACTTATTACAAGCTGACCATTGACGGCAAGGTAGTGATGGAGATTGACGTGGTTAACCTGATTGAAATGGTTAACGGCGTAGACCTGCTGGAAGCCCAACGCAAGGCCATTGGCCGCTAACCCCTGACGGCCAGTGTTCACACGCTGGCCTCCCTAAATTAATTGGAAAAAACCATGAAAAAAGTGACTGCTAAAACTGAACCCGCCGCCGAGGTTAACGAGAATTTGGTGGTACTGGAAACCCCGCTAAAACGCGGCGACACCCTGATTACTGAAATTGAAGTTTACCGCCCTAATGCCGGGTCACTGCGCGGGGTGCGACTCTCTGATGTAGCCCATTCTGATGTTGATGCGTTGATTATTGTGTTGCCGCGTATTACCTCGCCGACACTGACCGCCGCCGAATGTGGCCGTTTAGAGTTGCCGGATTTAGTGGCACTGGCCGGTAAGGTGATTGGTTTTTTGTCGCCGAAACAGGGGGCGTAACGCTCGACCCGAAACTGGAAGTTGACGACCTGATGGCGGATATTGCCGCCATTTTTCATTGGCCGCCGTCAGAGCTTTGGGGGTTGAGCCTCACCGAGCTGGTGCGCTGGCGTCATAAAGCCCTGCTAAGAAGTGGAGCCGTAAACCATGAGTAAGAGCTTACAGCTACAGGTATTGCTCAAAGCCGTAGACCAAGCCACCCGCCCGTTTAAAGCCATTCAAACCGCCAGTAAATCCCTCACTGGCGACATTCGCAACACGCAAAGCAGCATCAAATCCCTTGATATGCAGGCGGCGAAGATTGACGGTTTCCGTAAGGCCAGCGCCCAACTGGCCGTCACCGGGCAGGCGCTGAAAAAAGCCAAAGAAGATGCGGCGGCGCTGGCTATCGCCTTTAAAAACACCGAGAAACCCACCGCTCAACAAGCCCGACTGATGGAGGGAGCCAAGCGCGCGGCGTCTGAACTGCAAACCAAATACAACGGGCTGCGCCAGTCAGTGCAGCGCCAGCGCGACGCTCTCAACGCTGACGGCATAGCGACCAAAAACCTGAGCAGTGAACAGCGCCGGTTACGCAGTAGCGCCGCCGAGGCGACGGTTGCCCTGAGTCGCCAGCGCCAAGAGCTGCAACGCCTGAGTCTGAAACAGGAACAACTCAACCGTATCAGCAGCCGCTACCAGAAAGGCAAAGCTGCCACCAGTGCGGTGCGTAATACCAGCGCCGCCAGTTTGGGTGTGGCAACCGCCGGGCTTTATGGCGCGGCAAAACTGATTGCGCCGGGTATGGAGTTTGACAGCCAGATGTCCGGCACTCAGGCGATTTTAGGGCTGAATAAAAACGACGCCAAGCTGGCCGCCATTCGCCAACAGGCGCGTGACATTGGCGGTTCAACCGCCTTTTCGCCGACAGATGTCGCACGAACCCAAGACACGCTGGCCCGTTCCGGCTATGACGCTGACGCCATTCTGGCCGCCACTGAACCCACGGTTAACTTGTCGCTGGCGTCCGGGGTGGATATCGCCGAGGCGGCGGATATTGTCACCAACATGCAGTCGGCATTTAACCTGCCGCTAGACCAGATTAAACGGGTGTCGGACGTGATGGCGAAAGGCTTTACCAGCTCAAACACCAACTTGTTAGAGCTGGGCGAGGCGATGAAATATGTCGCCCCGATTGCTGAGGCCGCCGGGGCCAGTATCGAAGACACTACCGCGTTACTCGGGGTGCTGGCTGATAACGGTATCAAGGGCAGTATGGCGGGCACCAGTACCAGTGCGGTGTTTAGCCGCTTACAGGCTCCCGTCGGTAAAGCGCCGGAAGCCTTGCGCGAACTGGGAATAACCACCCGCGACGGCAAAGGCAATATGTTGCCGGTGGAGAAAATCCTCAAAGATATTGACCGCTCTTTTAAAAAGAACAAGTTAGGCACCGCACAGCAAGCCGAATACCTGAAAGTGATCTTCGGTGAAGAGGCGATGAAAGGCGCGGTGAAACTGGTGGCCGCAGCCGGTAACGGCAAGCTGGCAGAGAAACAAAGTAAGCTGATGCAGGCCGGTGGCACCGCGCAATCTATCGCCACGGTCAGAATGGATAACCTTGACGGCGACCTGAAAAACCTGAGTTCGGCATGGGAAGACTTAGAGATTGAGGTGTTTGAGAAGCAAGATTCCGCGCTACGCAAACTGACCGTAACCGCTACCGATTGGCTGATTAATGTGGCGGCATGGGCCAAGAAAAACCCGGAGCTGGTCGCCACTATTACCAAAGTCACCGGCGCGGCGCTGGCACTGGTTGCCGGGCTGGGTGCGCTGGGATTGATTGCATGGCCGGTGATGGCTGGCTTTAACCTGCTGTTGGCCGGGGCCGGTTTATTGAGTACCGGCTTTTCACTGATGGCCGGAACCATTGCCGCCGCACTCACGGCGCTAACATGGCCGATAGTGGCCGTGGTCGCGGCCATTGTGGCCGGGGGCCTGCTTATCCGGAAATACTGGGAACCTATCAGCGCCTTTATTGCTGGCGTCGCCGAGGGCTTTACTGCTGCCATGGGGCCAATCAGTGCCGCCTTTGAGCCGCTAAAACCGGTGTTTAACTGGTTTAGTGACAAGGTGAAACAGCTTTCGAACTGGTTCGCTGACCTGATTAAACCGGTGAAAGCCACGCAGGAAACCCTAGATGTGGCGACCAACGCAGGCAAGTTATTCGGCGAGGGGTTAGCGGCAGCACTCAGTCTACCCATGGATGCACTGAACACTCTGCGCAGTGGCATCGATTGGGTACTGGAAAAGCTCGGCGTTATTGACAGTAAATCTACCGGGCTGGCCGATAACGTCCCGAAAGATAACCCTTACGCGGGCGGATACTCACCCAGTGGCGGCGTGTTATATGGCGGTTATCAGCCGGTGACTGCCAATACTGGCACCACTATCGTTGACAGTAGTGTCACCACCAACGATATCAAGGTGACTATTCCGCCGAGTATGAGCCGACAGGATGCCGAGCGAATGATGGTTGATGCCCTTGCCAAGAACGAACGCGATAAGCGCGCCCGTCAGCGCGGCCAGATGGAGAATGATTAATCATGATGTTATCACTGGGTTTATTTGTTTTTATGCGCCAGACCACGCCTTATCAAAGCATGGGGCGCAATATTGATTATCGTTGGCCCACTAACAGCCGGGTAGGCTTGCGGCCATCCGCGCAGTTTCTTGGCGTCGATAGCGAAAAAATCACCTTGTCCGGGGTGTTGTTGCCGGAGCTGACCGGTGGCCGCCTGTCATTACTGACCCTTGAGGCCATGGCTGACCAAGGCAAGGCTTGGCCTCTGGTTGAGGGCAGTGGCATGATTTATGGCATGTTCGTGATTGAAAGCCTGAGTCAGACCGGCGCGCTATTTTTTGCAGATGGCAGCGCCCGGCGCATTGAGTTCACCCTCAATCTGTTGCGGGTTGATGAGTCGTTAACGGCCATGTTCGGCGACCTGCAACAACAGGCTGACGAGTTGCTAGGTAAGGTGACGGCCATAACCGGCAAAGCGCAGGCGGCTATCGGGGGGTTATTCTCATGATGACCGGCATGTCTCTACCGGCCGGGGCGGATATGGCCCCGGACTTTATGCTGACCATTAACTCTAAAGATATCACGCAGAATATTCGCCCCCGGTTGTTGTCCCTGAGCCTGACCGATAACCGCGGCTTTGAAGCTGACCAGCTCGATATTGAGCTGGATGACGCAGACGGCCAGCTCACCTTGCCAGAACGCGGCGCGGTGTTGTCGGTGTTCTTGGGCTGGAAAGGGTCGGCGCTGATTGGTAAGGGTGATTTTACCGTGGATGAGGTCGAGCATCACGGCGCACCGGATACGCTGACCATTCGCGCCCGCAGTGCTGATTTTCGCGGCTCGCTCAATACCCGCCGTGAAGTCTCTTATCATGAGACAACGCTGGGTAAAGTGGTGGCGCAAGTGGCCGAGCGCAACAAGCTCACCGCCATGCTGGCCGAGGGTCTGGATGATATCGCTATCTCTCATATCGACCAGACCCAAGAGACTGACGCCAAATTTATCACCCGATTAGCTTCACTGAATGGCGCGGTGGCCGCCGTAAAAGCCGGACGCTTGTTATTTATCAAGCCGGGCAGTGGTGTTACTGCCAGCGGGAAACCCATTCCGCAGATGACGATCACCCGGCAAGATGGCGACCAGCACAGCTTTAGTATTGCTGACCGGGGAGCCTATACCGGCGTGAGTGCCAGTTGGTTGCACACCAAAGACCCCAAACCGGCCAAGCCGAAAAAGGTTAAGTTGCAGCGTAAGCCAAAGTTTAAGCAGCTCCGCGCACTGGAACACCCCAAAGCCAAACCGACCCGCACCAAAGCGGCCGCAGTGAAAAAGCCGGTGGAGGAAAAACAAGGGGATTATCTGGTAGGGTCAGAAGATAACATTTTTGCTATCACCACGGTTTACGCCACGCAAAAAGCCGCTATGCGCGCAGCTCAATCTAAATGGGAGAAGTTACAGCGCGGTGTTGCGGAGTTTTCTATCACCTTAGCCATGGGCCGCGCTGATTTATTTCCTGAAACCCCTGTCGCGGTCAACGGTTTTAAATCGGTGATAGACCAACAGAGCTGGATAATCAGCAAGGTGACGCACAGCCTGAGTAACAGCGGCTACACCACACAACTGTCTCTCGAAGTATTGTTGTCGGATGTGACATACGAGGCTATCGAGCAGTAAAATTCAACTAATTGATATTTATTTCACAAATGCGAACGCTGGTGATAAGATCAGCATAATTACTGAATATGCAGTTTCGGAGGTAAATATGATGCATTGCCCACGTTGTAAATTTGCAGCACACGCGAGATCCAGCCGTTACCTTAGTGACGAAACGAAAGAACGCTATCACCAGTGCACCAATATTAATTGCGGTAAAACCTTTAAGACCCATGAAACTATCGTTGAAACGATAATGGAACCGGGAATAATTAATGCTGTACCGCCCCACCCTAAAGGAAATCAAGGCGTGTTGTGGATGTAA